AATTAATCTTTCAATATTTTGCCATTGAAAACCAATGTCTGCGTCAATAAATAAAAGATGGGTAGCAACAAAATCTTGTTGATCCATCATCATAGATACAACTGTATTTCTAGCTCTGGTAATAAGACTTTCATTACCTAACGTTTGTATTCTCATGCCAATTTTTTGATGTCGAGTATAGTTTTGTAATTCTAACAACCCATGCATTGTTGCTTCTGTAAGCATACCGCCATACATTGGCATACCTAAAAATATTTTTAAATTCTTATCTTTAATTTCTTCTGGTTTTATCAACTTTACTTAACTGCGCCTAAGATATTTCTTTTATCAAATTTATAATCTTTGTATTGACCCTCTTGATCAACATAATGTAAAAAAACAGTAATAAAATGATCATGAGTACATATCTCTCTCCAATGTATTTTATCCATGCCTTTAAAAATTAATGCATTATTTGGTAACATCGGAAACTTATAATCAATTCGATATCTTTGATACACCTCATCTTCATCGAAATATTTATAATCAGAGCTCTTATCCACTTCTCCAACAAATATTTCATATGGTTTATCTATCGGATCACATCCAAGACACAAAGCCACTGTATATTCACAAGACTCCCTATCTTTATGAATTTTTAAATCAGATCCCTTATCATAAATTCTAAGATATGAGTAAGTTGGCCAGAGTTTTTTACCAACATTTTGTTCCACTACGGGTGTGCTAGCATCCATTAAAGTTTCCATTAAAAGATCACCGTATTCAAAAAGTAAAACATTAGATTGGTTATCAGCCGTTTGAAATGTTTTTTTATTACTAAATTTTAATAAAGAATAAGAATGACAAAGATTTAATATTTGTTTTGGTAAAAATTCTTTAATAAATATTGGCTTCATTATATTACCCACCCTATTAAAGCATATCTGGTTCCCTGAGTAATTTTATTTACTTGATGAGGAAACATAAAATTAGAAGGAAAAACTACAGCGTCTCCTACATTTTGTGGAACAGTGTAATGTCCAGAAGGTAAGTCAAATACAAATTCACCGCCCATATATTCATTATTTAAACATATTGAAATTGAAAGGTGTCTTTCAGAACATTTTAAACCAAAATCTTTATGGAATTTATACCCTGCTTCAAATTTATTTTTTTCATATTTTAAAATATCTAGTTGAGATATCTTCTCAATATCTATGTTATGCCTGTTCTTATAGTGATCTACACACTGAAATATTTTTTCTTTAACAAAATTAGCATATATTTTTTCTCCAAATGTTTTAGTTTCTAAAAGACTTCTAGTTTTACAATTTCTTATATTTTTATCTGTGCCTGATACAGTGCTTGCATCTGCATAACTATGATCGAAATAACTAATTATTTTTTTACAAAATGTTTGAGGTATTATTTTTTTGACTTCTAAAATATATTCTTTCATTTTTTATTTTTACACAGAAAAACTTAATAAGTAATACTGTGTGCAGAAAGATAATTTGTTCTTTCTGTATCAGCCACGCTTGTAGCTTGAGTTGTGTTTGCAACAAAAGTTTCTGTGTTTGCATCTGGATTTGCAGTTTGCCAAGCGGTAAATTGCTCTGCAACATTTGCATCATAAGAAGTTTGCCAAGCATCTTGAGCCTCACACCTAATTACAACATTAGTTGCCCACTGAGGAAAAGAAGTTAAAGGCTCGTTTTCTCTATTATCAATATACTCTAATTGACCTGTATTTGTAGTTGCATCCCACTGTAACGCATGAACATTCGCATTAATTTCAGTATGTGATCTTATATTTAAATAAGTTATGTTATCTAAATATACATCTGATTCTGTATTGCCTGTTCCTTTAGCAGGGCCATCCCCATTTAAAGATCCATCAGCATCAAAAATAATAGTTATTCTTGAGTTAACTGTTGTGTTATTTACTGTTGTTGCCATCTTTTTTTCCTTTCTTTGTTTTTACCTTATTATTACTTAGTTGTCTAATACTTTCATCCTCTGCATCTGCATTGTTTTCTTCTATTGCTTTCTGATGATTACCAATTTTACCAAAAAGACTACTAATTGTTTTCATTTCTGTTCTTGTTTTAGGACTTGCTGCTAAAATATTGTTCATAACGTTTTGACCTTTTACCATTTCGTTTCTAAAAGATTCAGTGGCTGCTTGTACACCACCCATTTTCGAGGAATTTTCTACTAATAATAAGGGAAGCCATGCGATAGAGCAACCCCACTCTTGCACGTCTAATCCTGTTTGTGGGTGTTTACCTTGAAGCATGTTATACCAAACACACTTGTGTTTAATACATTTTTTGTTGAGTAACGGACATTTACCGTCAGGGTCAAATATGGGCATTAATCTTTTGCAGCGATAATGACGTTTGCGTATTTAATATCTGCTGCTGGAATCGTAACATCTGTTGTAGCACTTGTTAATGTTCCACTGAAAGGGTGCGAGTGAGAGCCACCACCACCTGTATTGAGTATACCAACAGGTTTATTAGGCACTATATCGGTTGGATCAACTGGATTTTTTGGTATTCTTGCAAACGGTCTTGGAGATTTATTTGTAGTAGATACATCAACATTGTGATTGTGTGCTGCTATTTCAGGAGTAGAAAGTGTGTGACCTCCGACTGTACCACTTACAGAACCCGAAACAGGTTGACCTGGTGCAGTTTTATCTGTTGTAGCTAAGAAAGATGAAAAGTATGCAGTTGTACCACCTGTACCGCCTCCTGATCCAGTGACAACAGACATGACTGCTTCGTTTAATGCTGCAGTTGTGTCTTTGGTCCAACCAGTTGGAGCTGCTGCTTGATAAAAAACTTGTTTTGTTCCTGAAGGAAAAGGATCAACACCTGTTAAATTTGCACCACTACCTACAAAGGTTGTAGCGGTAACAGCGCCATTTCCTCTAAGAATAATTTCTCCTGAATCACCAGCAGTAACATCACCTTTAAAAGTTGTTGCTCCTAATTTAGAAACTGCGTTATACATTTTAAAATTAGATGAGCCATCACTATAGACATGAGAGTATGCACCTTGTGCTATTTCTATGCCATTAGCAGTGTGTCCTGTTGCTGCTATTGTTAAGGTTTGTGATCCTGTTGTATTGTTAAAAAAGACATATTCACTTTCAACAGCAGGAACAAAAACTACAATATCTCCAGTTAAAGCTCCTGTTAATTCAATAACTTTATTTGCTGACTCAGCTGAGGGATCTGCGTCACCTGTTGTAAGAGTAATGTTAGCTGAACCCGCTACAGATTTTGCTATATAACCTGCACCAAAAGCATCTAAAATATCTAAATTATTATTAGTCCTTGTGCCCCAGGTATTGGCATTAGCCCCTGTGGCCATTTTTTCTAATTTGTAATTATTTGAAAATGTACTTGCCATGTTTTTACCTCTCTAAAATATATCTTTTTTTGTTATTCAAGCAACACTTTTTATGCTGCGTCTACCTCTGTCCACGTATTACTCGCTCCTGTAACCACGTTTGCCCATGGTGTAGAGAAAAGATTACCTGCCACTATTGATAAGTCAATTCCTGTCACGTCAACAATAGCTCCTGCTTGAGGATCAGGAGTGCCTTGTGCAAAGCTCATCGCAACAGTAGAAACACTTACAATTACGCCAGTTCCTACCTCAACAGTTTCTGTCCCTGTAGCAAATGATGAAGATAAGCTTCCAAGAGTAACTAATGCATCTGCTTCTACGACTGCTGTTCCAAGAGTAGCAGTCATTGTAACTGGTGTTGGATTGACCTCTGTAAAACTGAATACACTAGGTGTTCCGATAGCGAAGTCTAATTGATCGGATGGTGCTATAACGCCAACGCTACCCGCCGCTGAAACGGTTACTCCTGAAAGAGCTACACCGACTGACAAACTATCAAGAGTTAAAAGAGAATCACCAGTTTGTGATGTGGTGCCTAAAGCACCTGTCATTGTAAGACTTGTAGGTGTAACTGTGACACCCGTTCCAACTTCTTGAGTTGTGGTGCCTAAAGATGTGGCCATTGTCACTCCAGTGACATCGACCTCAATTGTTATATTTTCATTCCATGCAAATGAACCCCACGTGGATCTGCCCCAACCAAAATCAACTGAGGCATCTACATTTACGGAGCCATCACTAAATGATGTACTTAAACCTGTTAATTCAACAAGTGTACTATTCTGATCTCCCCACGTACCTTGTCCCCATGTTCCATCACTCCAACCATTTGACATAGTAGGGATCCTTTATATTAAGAAAGTCTTAATATAGCACTGTCTTTATCGTTGGTAGGAAATGCGATTGTGAATGTACCGTTTGTTGATGTTTTAACACTTCCGAAATCAAGAACTGCAATAGCTGCATTAGTAGCACTTGATGATCTGTTATAGATCAAAGCTGCTTGTGCAGAGATTGTTGCAGAAGTAAAACTTACATTTGCAAAATCAACGAATGCTGTTGATGCTGTGACGCTAGTTGCTGTTAATCCAACAGTAGCACCTGTTAAGGTTGCACCGCCTGCTGTATATGTTCCTGAATTACCTACTTCATTTGTAGCTGAGTAGGCTGTGGTGTTTCCATTTAAAGTTACAGAGTCTGTATAGAGAGCAAGATTGATAGTGTCAGTATCAATATCATGATCCCCTTGAAGCAACTGCTGTTTAAAGGAAGCACAGACTGCTTGGTTTATTGCCATGTTTTATGCCCTCCTTAGGCTTTAGGGTCTGCAGATGGTAATGGTACTCTTAACACTCCATCTACATACTCATCTCTTCGTTTACGTCCCATTTGCTCGTTAGCAAAAGCTTGTAGAGCAGTTTGAAACTTCTGGGTGTATAATTGCATATCTTGAGTGTTTTTCAAGTATGAAAAGGTTTCCGATAAAACACCATACAATAAAACTTCTGGTGCATTATTAGATATAAAAGTTGTAGTAGAAGTTCCAGACGTGCCGTCACCTAAGCGTTCAGGAGTTTCATCATACCACATTTCTACTGTGTAAGCAGTGTTAGGAGTAGGAGCTACAATTAAGGTTGTTGCGTCCCAATTAGCCCAATACTTAGGTTGACCAGTAAAATCTGTATCTGTGGTAGATCTTTCTTTTGCAAATTCATCAATAAAAGTAGCATCTCTTTGTTCCATCCAAGTTATTGTTCCATCAGATCCGTGAATTTGTAAGCCTCTTGCAAATCTAAATCCACCCTCAGGCCCTGATACATCTAAAAAACTGTTGTTTGCTGTAAAAGTAGAGGTTGCATATCTTCTCTGAGCATCCGTGTCTATAAGTCTATCTATTTGATTTTCTATGTTAGTAAGAAAAACATTAATTACAGAATCAGTTAATACGTCAGAAGTAACTTCTGTGTAGTTTCTCACATTTGTTAAAAGTTCAGAATAATTCATGATATTTCCACGCTTACTCTACCAACACTTGAAACCATAATCAACTCTCTGATTTCAGTGGCTGGTTGCATTCCGTTTGATTCAAATGCTGAATCTACTGGTCCTCCTACATTAACAACAACTGGCTCTTGTCTTGCAGGTCTAGGATCTCTCAGTGCTATTGGATCTGCAGGATGATAAGGTGGATCAAGCTGAGGGTGTTTAGGTTCAAAACATGAGGGACAAGTAAATAGTCCATTCCATTCTTGTCGTAACTGTAAATATTTATATTGCTGTCCGCATCTATCACATATAGCTAATGAACGATTACCATTTGCAAAGGTCATGTTAACCTACATAGAAACTACGAGGCACAATGTTTACAGAAGTTGATTGACTATCTTCGGTCAATGCTCTTTGTAATTCTGCTTCATATCTTCTTTCTAATTCTTGTGATCTTTCCGGTGCAACTTCTTGACCAATATAATATGCAAGTCCTGAAACAGTGCATGGTAGAAATCTGAATGGTGCATCAGGATCATTAGTATATTCTCCAACGTCTTGAATACGACCAACATAAAAATAATTTATTTGTGTGTCAGTTGTATCTGGTGTTTGATACAAATTAATTTCTAC